GTCTCTGAGCAGTCATTCAATGACCTCAGATGCCAGAAGGTCTGGAAGGCATGTTTAGAGCTTACAGAGAAAGGTCTGGAGGTCAATCCTCTCAATGTAGCAAGCCACGCAGGCAAAGATTTGCTTTTCTTCATCAATGACCTGCCAGAAAAAGCACCCACTGCATCAAACCTCCCTCACTGGACACCCAGACTCAAAGCCATGGAGGCACGTAGGAAGGCTTTTCACATGTCCTATGGCGTATTGGGCATGGTGAGCTCAGATGCACCCACAGAAGACATTCTGGAGCGATTAGAGAAGGACTACTTCAAGCTCTCCAATGAAAGAACCAATGTCCAAAGCGACCAAGACCACTGGGATGACTATGAGATAGACCTTCTTACTGCTTATCCCAACGGAAAAGGCAACCTGGGACAGAGAACAGGATACCATTCACTAGACCGCATCATCAGAGGATACAGACCTGCCTCAGTCAACGTCATAGGTGCAAGACCAGGTCAGGGGAAGACAGCATTAGCACTACAGCTTGCCTATGCCTTTGCAAAGCAGGGAAAGCCTGTGTGCTTCTTCAGCTATGAAATGCCATTCAGCCAATTAGCAGACAGACTCCTGGCAATACATCTGGGCATAGACATGACCTACTTGCATGAGACTGGGAAAGGAGATTGGAAGGCAGTGGCAGAGGCAGTCAAGTTCTTGAGGACTTTACCCATCTATGTAGAGGACAAGGCAGACTGTGGAGTCTCTGAGCTTAGAAGCACTGCTAGGAGGTATCAGAAGGACAAAGGAGTCAACCTGTTCTTCATTGACTACCTGCAACTCATACCACCAAGGAAAGGACGTAGAGAGAGCAACAGGACCACAGAAGTCTCTGAGCTATCCAGGGAGATTAAACTGCTTGGACAAGAGACCAAGGCAGCCATATTCCTGCTCTCACAGCTTAACAGAGAGGTAGAGCACAGGGAGGGAGGAAAGCCACGCATGAGCGACCTGAGAGAGTCTGGAGCAGTAGAGCAGGATGCAGACACTGTCACTCTATTATATGACCCTCCAAAGGAAGAGGGAGAGACCAATGACCACTTGGGTGTGATGGTCAGCAAAAACAGACATCATGGCAAAGGCAGCACGGTGCTGAGATGGGATAAATCGTGCAATCGCTTCTTTGACCTCACTGCAACAGGAATGACAGATAGTTTATGACAAAGGACCAGACAAAACACATGGAGGCATCCTTGGAGAGATTCCAGGAGATGGGGGCAAAGAAATACAAGGCAGGTCAAAAGGAGCATGGAGGCAACCTGTGGCAAAAGCCTGGAATGTTGGAGAACATGGAGGAGGAGGTGGTAGACATGTGGCACTACATTCAGGCTTTGCGAGTGCAGGTAGAGGAGCAACAGGAGAGGCAAAGCCAAGAACAGGATGCAGTGACCAAATTCCTGGAGCAATGCAACACGGTAGGCATCCGCAACCCATACACATTTATCCTGAGCAAGCAGTGGAAGGTCTACCATTACCTCAAAGGTGCATTCCCTCGAGGCATATTACCAACTGACTGTGATGGTGAGGTAGAAATCAATGGCAGGTTCCTACGCTTTGAGCACAAACATGACCATGCTATCCGAAGGATGGATAAGGAATGGGCTACACCTACAGGGCAGACACGTAGTCAATGGAAGCAGGTCAAAGCCAATGCTGCCCAGGTAGTATTTGTGGGTGAGTCTGAAAAGCATGAGGTCTCATGTCTTAGGATATGGAGCAATAGAGCTGGAGAGGTAGAGGAAACATGGATACCAGACGCTGATATGGATGCACTGAGGAGGGTGTGCAGGGATTGGGCTAAATCAGTTGACCCATCATTCAAACCTAAAGAGTGATAAGAGAACCATACACACTGCCCCCACAAGAGGAGGAAGAACCAGACTGCTCTGAGCTATTTGCCTCAGTGCTCAGGGACTTTGCTGAGTTCTTGGGTGCCAACCACCTTGAGTCTCTGCACCTCAGAGTAGCAAGTCTGCAAGTTATGACAGGCACCATGACACCTACCCAGGCATCAAGGCTCTACGGTGTAGCGAGGACAAACATTTATCGACACGTTAAGAAGCTATCCTGGGAACTGGGCATTGAATACCAAAAGAGCAAATGAACATGATACCAAAAAAGATAATACACCTAATGTCAGGAGGTCTTGACAGTGTGACACTGCTTCATGACTTGCACAGGCAAAAGCACCTCGTTCACTGCATTTTCTTTGACTACTCCCAAAAGCATTTATACCAGGAGCTTTCCTGTGCTCAAAAGCACACTGAAAGGCTTAATGTCCCTTTCACGCAAATTGTCATGCCAACCCTTGACACACACAAGGGCAACGTGGTGCCTGCTCGCAATGCAATCTTTCTCAACATGGCAGCACACAAGGCGGCCGTCATGGGAGCAGACACCATCACGATAGGGTGCAACGCAGACGATGAGGCAGATTTTCCTGACTGCAGGAAAGCATTTATCAAGTCAGTCAATCAAAGCATTAAATTAATGGGGTACAACATGGAAGCATGTGCTCCATACATTGAGCTCAATAAAGCTGAAATAATAGCCAAAGCGGAAAGCTACAATATACACAAGGCAGATGTGTGGTGGTGCTATGAAGGAGGCAGTCAGCCATGTGGTGAATGCGGCTCATGTCTAAAAATGCCATGAAAGTAATGCCTGGAGCAAATACTGGATTTGATTGTGGTGTGCTCTTTGGGTCTTACCCAGGAAGGATGGCACAACTACACAACCCAATAGACAAGAATGGAGGACCACGCTATGGGTGGAATTATGCGTTAGACAATGGAGTCTATGGAGCGTGGAGCAATGGAGAACAATGGAATGAAAAACCTCTTTATGACTTCCTAGACAACTACCATCAGAGACCTTTATGGGTGGCAGTGCCTGACTGGGTAGCAGACAGAGACCAGACCTTGAGACTATGGGAGACACATGCTCCTGCACTCATGACGTATGGAGTACCTCTTGCGTTTGTTGTCCAGGATGGGATGGAAACATCCGATGTCCCACAGGAAGCAGACGTTGTCTTTGTAGGTGGCACTACCTCATGGAAATGGAGGAACCTCAAGCAATGGACAGAAGCATTCAAGCGTGTGCATGTGGGAAAAGTAAACACATACAAGCTATTGTGGGAAGCGCATGAAGCAGGGGCAGAAAGTTGTGACGGCACTGGGTGGTTCAGAGGAGGACCAGAAAGGCTGCAAGGATTAAAAGTCTACCTTGAGGAGAGCAGCATGCAGCAAACGCAGGGTTCCGCTCACCATTGCGAAGTTTTATCGTAATTATTGCAACAGACTGGATATGAGAGAGATACGCCAGCAAAGAGCGACACGCACAAGGAAGTCAATGAGAGTGCAGAAGTGTGAGAGAATAAACCCAAGCAACTATTTACAAGCACCTTACAAATCACAGAGCAAAATTCTGCCTGTGCAATAAGTCAGAAAAAGCATTCCATGCCAGCAAAAGCAGCCAAGAAAAAGACAAGCAAACCCAAGCAGCCAAAGCTGTGGAGCACTTCCCAAGTGGCAGAGCAGTTGCAAATCAGCACCGCTCAAGCTCGCAATCTGCTGGGCATGGTGCCAGTGGCAAAGCGAACACCAAGAGGAGATAAGTTCTACAAAATCGAAGATGTAAAAACTGCCCTCACCAACACCAGGCAATCTGGCAATCATGCAGAGGAAGGCAGCAGAGAGTGGTATGAGGTGGAGAAGCTCAAGAGGCAGGTGGACAAACTCGACCATGAGCTTGATACCATCAAGGCAAAGGTTATTCCCATCGATGAGGTGCGTTCACAAATCATGAAGCTGGCATTGGAATTCAGAAAGACCCTGGATGAGATGGAAAGCAAACTGCCTCCCATGGTCAGTGGTATGGAACCACAGGACATTCAGTCAATCATCAAGGACTATAACAGGGCATTGAGGCAGACACTCAGAGAATCACATGCAGAAGCTCGTTGACCAATGTGTGCTCGATGCACTCTCTGACAGGGACGAGGGCAGCATTGCAGACTGGGCTTTGCACAATGTGCGTCTGCGTGAATCACCCTACGGTGGACAGTTTCAAGCCAGTGAAACTCCATGGTTAATTGAACCACTTAAAGCACACGCAGACCCAGCATGTCAGACTGTAGTGCTCAACTGTGCTGCCCAGACAGGAAAAACAGTGAGCATGTCAGTGGCTACTGCGTGGAGTCTCTCCCAGGCACCCAGTCCACACATGACAGTCTTCCAGGATGAGAGCTCAGTGAGAGATTATTCAAAGGAGAGGCTCACACCTCTGCTTGAATCATGCGAAGCACTCAAAGGACAATGGCCCAAAGACAGACACCGCAAGACAATCCAAGAGGTATTCTTTCACTCCTGCACCCTGAAACTTGGACCAGCAAACAACAGCTTTCTGCGCTCCTGGAGTATCCGCTTTCTCTACTGTGATGAGGTCAGTGCGTGGCGGCCTGGTATGCTTGCCAGGGCAAAAGCAAGAACCACCAGATACTGGAATAGAAAGCACTGGTTTAGCTCCACACCTGAACTTGTGGGAGATGATTTTGATGGTGAATACAAATCAGGCACCTGTGAAATCTGGAACTTGAAGTGCCAGCACTGCGGCAAACTCTTTGCACCCTCCTTTCATGACACCATACGCTGGAAAAGCAATGAAACCACAAAGCCTGGAGGAGTGTGGAACTTTGAGGAAGTAGCCAAGACAGTGACCATGGTCTGCACACATTGCGAGCATGAGCACACCAACACAGAAGCTACTTGGAGAGGAATGGTGCAAGGTGGGTATGTTGCCACCAATGACAACCCAAATTTAAGACATAGGAGTTTCAACTTCTCGCAGCTCACACTGCCTCCCAGTGTCATGCCCTGGTCAGAC